ACGTATGACTGCGACACGACCGTCACGACGGTCGTGTCGCAGTCATACGTCGCGCTTCCCTCCGACTTCGCTGAACTGACGCAGGTCTGGAAGCAGGATCAGCCTCTGTGGATCCAGTCCCCGGAGGAAGTCGAGACGGCACGGCAGACAAACTTCCCGGATCTGACGTGGCGTGCCTACGTCAAGACGGTGCTTCCGACCACGCTTGCGCCGACGCAGTCGTTCCGTCTGGAGTTGTATCCGACGCCGACGAGCGCGGAGTCGCTGAAGGTTCTGTACCGAACCGGGTGGCAGTCGGTCACCAGTTCGACGGCAACCTCGGAGGTCATCTCGATCCCGAAGCACGTCGAGGCGACGCTCATCTCGTATGTCCGCGCTGTCGCGGAGGCATACGAGGACGGGCAGCAGAGCCAGCGGTTCGCGGAGATCGAGGCTGGCCCGATCTTCGGCGCGGCAAAGCAGAAGGACGGAATGGTGCAGAGCCATTTCGGTCAGGTACAGCCGAACCTGTGGCGTTCCGGAACGCGGAACGGCCCGGGCTTCATCATCCTCAACCCAGTGCAGAATCCCTCGTAAGGAACGACCATGAGCCTCATTGGACTGAATTCCACGATCACCGCCACCCGGACGCTGACTGCCCCTATGGAGGTGGCGTCTCCCTCCGACATCACTCTTCCGTCCGCGCTGACGGTTCGCAACAACACGACGACGACGCCAGTGACCACCACGTCCGGGGCGACCGCGCGGATTGTTCTTGGAGCGCGCTTGAACTACGCCAAGATCCAGACGGCGTCGAGCGCAAACGCAGGCACCGTCGTCCTGCACGTCATCGGCTGGAACCGTGGAGACGATGGTCAGTGGCGTCCGCAGTTGCTTACGACCTGCACCGTCACCGCTGGTGCTGTCACGACATCGGTCAACGGCGCAAACCAGTTCCTCGGGCTGACCTATCGCAAGGATTTTGGTGACTGCAAGGTCTACAACGGCAACACCGCTGCCGTGTACGGCGGGTTCATCATCGTCGATCTGTGTGGTGCGGAACTGGTCGAGATCGCCATGACCGCGTCCAGCACCCCGACCGCAAACGCCCTCATCGGGTTCATCTGATGCACGCACGCAACCGGACATGGCTGCTCGGCTCTGACCCGGTCGAGCGTTGTCGGCAGCGCACGCTTCCGGTGGAGGGCGGCGACGGCTCCACGCTCTCGCTCGACTTCACCACGGGCGTCCTCGACCCGCGCCTGACGTTTCAGCGGTTGAGCAACGCCACGTTCATCAACAGCAGCGGGCAGGTGAAGTACGCCGAACAAAACCTGTTTTTCAATACCAACTTTGCGGGGATTTCTGGAAGCAACCCAACACTATCGAATGTCGGATGGTCGTATGGGTTTACGGCTGGAACCGCCACATTCAATGGCGATGGTTCGGTCACCATGTCTGCATCTGGTGGTCGTTACACCATAAACAGGACTACGAGTTTCACTGGATCTGGACGCCGCATTATTGTGTCGGTTGACATAACCAGCAACGGGGACACCGGGCTTATTCCAACGCAATTGCTTCGTGATGGAACGCTGACAAACAGCGTGTACTACATCAACAGCAATCTGTATACGAGCGGCACTGTAGTAGGGCCATGCACGCTGACATTCGTTGCGGACTCTCCGACAGCAGCAAACTCCACTCCATTCTTTGGTGTTGGAACATCTGGAAATGTAACGGCGACAGTGACATTTGCGCGTCCGCGCTTTGGACTGTGGGACGGCACATTTCCTCTTCCGTATGTTGTCAATACTTCCTCTGGTGCAAGCCCTTCTGAATACCACGCCCCCCGCTTCGACTACGACCCGACCAGCATCGGCACTCCGCGAGGGCTGCTGATTGAGGGGAGTGCGAACAACATCTGCACATGGTCGCAGGATTTCAGTAACGCTGCATGGCAACTTGACAACGCTGGTGCGTCAAATCCACAAGTTTCGACCGTTCCCCAAACAGCACCGGACGGAACCAACAGCGTCAACCGAATCACGTTCAACAAGACTGGAGGAACATATTCCAGCATTCGCCAGACATTGACTGGAACAGCGGCGGCAAATTACACGCTCTCCGTATGGATGAAGGCGTACACGGCTGGCGGTGGTGCAAGTACGCAGAACGTAGGGCTTCGGATTGGTGCAGATTCGTCTGGTTTCAACTGCGTGGTCACCACGACATGGAAGCGTTTTCAATACACCTATGCCCTGTCTGGGACAAATGCTGACGCGCAGATCATGCTTTGGGACAACATCACCGGAAACGACGAAACCGCTGATGTACTGATCTGGGGCGCACAACTGGAGGCAGGCTCCGGCGCATCCTCGTACATCCCGACCGGGGCCAGCACGGGGAGCAGGGTGGCGGACAGTTGCACCATTGGTGTTGATGCTGGTACAGCAACAAACTTTTCATCATGGTGGCCGCTTGGTCAAGCCGCATGGACGGTGTTGTGGACTGGAGACATAGTTCGAGCAACAACCGCCGTGCAGTTCTTGTGGCTTACTCGGACATCTGGCGGATCAAGCCTCATACGTGTGTTTGCAAACTCGACATCAGGGCAACCACTTATTGGATTCGCTGGAAATACGGTTCCGCCAGCATCTACGGTAAATGGAACACCGGGCGCCTTGATTCGGACTGCGTTGGCAAATCAAGAAGGAGATCAGGCTTTTTACGCCAACAACGGAACCGTTTCGAGTTCTGGTACGGCGACATTTACTGGTATTCCAACAACTTCCGCAAACATGAACTTCAATCCGAACAGCGACCAGTTCATGCACATCAAGACGCTGAAGTTCTGGCCGACGCGCCTCCCCAACGCCCAACTCCAGAGCCTCACCACATGAGCGACTTCATGCTCCGCACGAACACGCAGGACCAGATGGACGATGCGCTCATCGCCGCAGGAATCGCGCAGGAAGTCACCGACACGGACGGCGAGGTCACCGTGCAGGCCGTCATGGGCGTAGCCATCGACCACATCGGGGCGATCCCTGCGCGAGTGGACGAGGACAATGTGGTCATCAAGCCGGGAGACAGCCGCTGGCACACGAATGTGCGAGTGACCTTTGAACTCGACCCGGCGGTTGAAGCCGCGCTGCCGACCTTCACGCCGCTGCCGGGTGTTCCTTACAGGGTGTTCATTTGAGAGAACCAGACATGACGATCGAAAACACGAATACGAAGGTGAGTCTGTCAACGAAGGACTGGCTGGCGATCGGCGGCATCGCACTTACCATCCTGCTTTCCGTCCTGTCGGCGTACCTGCACCACGACAGGCTCCTCGTTCAGGTTTCCGTGCAGCAGGACATGACCAACCAACGCCTCGACAAGATCGAGGCCAAGATCGAAAGGACCAGCAAGTGAGCGACCTCATCAAGAACTCGTCTTGGAAGACCACCGGGGCAGGCATCGCGGCGATCCTCGTCGCGGTCGGCTCTGTCCTCACCGCCCTGACCGACAACGACCTGCTGACGGTCCCCGACTGGGGTTCGCTGTCCGCGGCGGTCATCGCCGGGGTCGGCCTGATCTTCGCCAAGGACAACAAGAAGGCTTGACGTGTATGACTTCTTCCGTGCGCTGTTCATGTCGGTGCTGCACTGGGCGACGGGAATGGTTTCCCGACGAGGTGAGGGGGTTGACGCTCCTGTTCATCCTCATGTGCTTCGTCGTGCTGGCTCTCGCGTGCGCGACTGGCTGCACTCGCACGGTGCTGGTGAGCGAGGCAAGCCCGATCAGGACGGGTCCGCGGGTCCACGGCAAGGTGTACACGAAGACGGCTGACGGCTGGCAGTTGGGCGACAACGAGGTGACGATCCCGGAGGGCTGGTACTGCGTGCCGCCCTCCTACGTCGAGGAGGAGCGGTAATGGCTATCAAGTTGCAGGTCAGGCGCGGCACGGCGGCGAACTGGTCCGCTGCGGGCGTCGGAAACGTCGTCATCCTCCTTTCCGGAGAGATCGGTTACGAGACGGACACCGGGAACTACAAGATCGGTGACGGGGCGACGGTCTGGAACAACCTCCGCTACGCCTTCCCGTATGTCACCGGGACCGCAAGCGCCGACACGACGACCCTGTCCGTGGACCAGACGAACGACCGCGTCGGCATCGGGACGTCTTCCCCGCTTTCGCAGTTGCACGTCGAGAGCACGGCCCCGGTGCTGCGCTTCCGCGACAGCGGGGCGGCTGCCAGCACGCATTCGCTCATCAGCGCCGACAACTTGGACGGAACGCTGACAATCAGCGCGGATGCCGGAAACAACACCGGGACGAGCAACGTCTCGAAGATCCAGTTCGTCGTCGATGGGACGACGACCAGCACCGTGCTTCCCAATGCGGTCGGAATCGGGACTGCGTCACCTGCCGCTGGACTGCACATCGAGTCTGCAACTCCCGAGATCAGACTCAGGGACACGGATGGTCCGGCAGGAGCGTATTCGCAGATCACGTCGAACAACGTCGATGGCAGCATCACCATTGCCGCGGATCCGGGAGCATCCGGGACGGGGGCATCGTCGGTGTCCCTGTCCGTCGATGGCACGACCCGCGTTCAGGCGACGACCACCGGGGCAACCGTCACCGGAACATGCACCGCGACGACCTTCTCTGGTTCCGGCGCTTCGTTGACATCGAACACGGTTCCGTATGCAGCACTTGCGAACCTGACCGCAGCGGGATTCTTGGGACGGAATGCCTCCGGAGCCGTATCCGAAGTGAGTGTTGCAAGCGCAAGGACGATTCTTGGTCTTGGCTCGATGTATGACCAGACCTCGACCGATTATGCGCGTGTCGATGGCACGAACCAGATCGGAACCATCAACATCATCCAAGCAGATGCACCGACCATATCTGGACAGCCGGGAGCGATATCGCAGACGGTGTCTGGAGCATGGGCAAATCCAAATGTAGGTGGCCTGTCAAGTCGTGTTCGTCCAGCAAGCGGAACATGGAGTGCTCTTGTCATCGAGACTTTTGCTACGTCAACAAGCACTCAATTGATTACCGGAATTACGTTGGGATCATCAACTCTTGACATCGGCGGAAGCGGCAATCCATCGCGCATTTGCTTGGTAGCGATCAGGACTGCCTGATGCCATACTCACCCGTCGCACTCCCGTACCGAGGCATCAGCGTAGACAGTTCCTACGCTGCGCTTCCGGCAGGATTCGCCGCGCAGGCGATCAATGTCGTCCCATATGACGCATACAAGGGCAAGTTGCGGCTCGGCCAGCGGAGGCCGCTTCTCGGTGCGTACCAGTTCAACACGAACCCGACCGCTTCCACGCGGGAGGTGCAGGTCATCCTCCGGGCGGATGCCTACATCGGATCGACGCTGACGCAACGGTGCGTCGTCGTGGCTGGAGGCGAGGTCTACGTCATCGACAACGGCGGCGCGATCACGCACTGCGGTCGTGGTGCGCTGAATGCGATGAAGTCCACGGGCCACATCGGCGCGGCGGTGTTCGGACAATACTGCTACTTCGCTGACGGGACCTACTACCGCAAGATCGACATTACGTCGGCAACGCCAACGGTCGTTGACTGGACAGCCGCGCAGGGTCCATACAACCATGTTCGTGTGGGTTCTCCGGGATCCTATACATATGCCCCTCTACTCGTTCGATTCGGTGGGCGGCTTGCGATGGGTGGCATTGCCGGGGCAGCGAACATCTGGTTCCTGTCCGCGCTGAACAACCCGGACGCATGGGATCCGCTTGCAGCATCCAACACGCACCAAGCGGTTGCCGGGACGAACTCGACGCGATTCGGAACGCCCGGTGAGCCGATTGTCGCATTGGTTCCTGTCGGCGAGAGCGGCCTGCTGTTCGCTGGACGCCACACCATGACCTATCTCACCGCCGACCCGGTGGTGACTGACGCTCGGCTCATTGAACTGTCTCGTTCGGTCGGCATCGTCAGCGAACGGGCGTGGTGCGCCAGCGATGCGCAGACCATCTACATGATGGCGCAGGACGGGTTGTACCGCGTCCAGCCGAACGACTTTCAGGTGACCAAGAGCGGTCGGATCACCAGCGGTCGCCTCGATACCTTCTTCCAGCAGCAGAAGTTCGATGCCCTGAACTGCGTCCTCGGCTACGACGCGGAAGCCCAGAACGTCTACTGCATCATGTCCCGCACGGACCTTCCCGGTTCGAGCGTCCACCTGCTCTACAGTCAGGCGACCGACTCGTTCTGGCCGTGGCAGACGGGATGGCCCGCCTTTCAGGCCCCGACCTGCTGCGGCGACTTCCCGTTCGGGGACGCCCGCGCCCCGATCCTTGCGTTCGGTAGCAGCAGCGGGTACATCGGGTGGTTCGACCGCGATCTGACCTCCGGCGTGGACGGTCAGGCCGCTGTCGGTTACAAGGGAGTCACCGACTTCGACGTGACTAACGACGAGGCTGCCGCCCAGAAGGTGACGAGCAGCATCACGTTCGGCCCTGTCCTCCAGCCTGCGCTTGGGCAGGTGATGATGAAGGACGTTCGCGTCGAACTGACGATGGACGAACCAGTCGAGGACTCGGCATTCAGCACGCCGATCGACCGACTGACCGGGCCGTTCCTGTCCATCCTGTCCGGCCAGACGGCGGAGGAGGCGATCGGTGAGAACATCATCGCCGTGTCGGTGACCATCGACCCGGACTTTCCTGCGGTGGTGGTCGATTGCGGCACGGCGGAAGACTTCACCCCGTCAACCACCTACGACGGCGGGACACACAATCAGGCTTGGAGCACTGCGACCGACAAGGCGCTCGACCTCCTGTATCCGCCGGAGATCGCCGGGACCTACCAGACCTCCGACACGCTCATCAGCGATCCAAACGGTCGGACCTACACCAAGGACACCTACCGGATCTTCAACATCTCGGCTCCGGCGACGGACTGGTACATCCAGCACACATCCGTCTTCTTCGACGCCTATGCCCGTGACGAGTCGCTTCCCGGAACGTCAGCGGACACTCCCGGCGGAACGTATCGGTATTCGTCGGAGGAGTTCATGCTGTCGTTCCCGCTGCCATCGGACATCGTGGCTCCCCGGTACAAGGTCAGCAGCGCGACCTACGACAACACCAACAGCAACCTGCTCGGGACGCTGCTTCCCGGCAGGAACGACGCTTTCCGGTGCCGTATCCGGGATCAGGCGGCGTATGTGAGAATCGAGAGCCTCGGTGTACCGTGGGCAATCGAGCGCATGGCCGTTCTTATCGAGCCTTACGGCCACACCAAGAACGTGAAGGGAACCTACTGATGGGCCTTTTCAGCAACCTGTTCGGCGGCGAGTCGGACTACACGGCTGCCATCCAGACGATGGAGAAGGGGTATGCCCGCGTCAGGCGCTACGCGGACGTCGAGTACGGGAAGGTCATCGACTCGTTCCTCAAGGAGCGCACGGCCAACGCCGCGGTGTACTCGAAGGCGTACAACTCCGCCGTCAAGCAGTACAGCGACGTCATGGCGCAGAGCCGGAAGGCATTCGCCGCCGAGGGGGCGAAGGCATACCAGACGCTTGAGGTCGGTCGTGACGCCACGCTGGCGCTTCTCAAGCAGCAGACCGACCTTGCCGTCGCCCGCCAGCAGTTGAGCGGGATGCTGAGCGGTCTGTCCAACACCACGTTCGGTCAGGCTGCGGTCAACGCGGTCGCCGCGCAGGGCGCATTGCAGGCCGGGGCCGTGCAGGAGCAGTACGCGCAGACCCTTGCCTCCGCCCGCATGGCGCAGGCTGGTGCGCTTGCCGGGATGGAGCAGCAGGCCGCTCAGAGCCTTCTCGGCGCAGGACTCGGCGCTGCCCAGTACCAGAGCGGTCAGTACCAGCAGTACACCGCTGCCGCGCAGGCTGCGAAGGCTGCACGCCTTCAGGCGAACCTCGGCCTGATGACGCGCCCAATCGAGTCAACCTATGCGGCCCAGACGCAGAAGGCCATGATGGACATGCAGTCCGGCAACGCGCTCGGTGGTGCACTGCTCGGCGCAGGAATCGGGGCCATCGCCGAGGGCATCGGCGGAGGAATCGGACAGGCATTGACGCCGTTCGGACAGGCATTCGGAGGAGGACAGCGATGAGTTCTTTCATGGCGAACATGGGTCTTCGGACTGGCGTGCAGAACATCTCCGCGGTCGAGGCCAAGAAGCAGCAGGGATGGGATGCGTTCCTTTCCGGAGCAGGACAGGTAGGTCGAAGTTTCCTCATGGGCCTTTCGAGCGGCCTGACCAACTACAACCCATCGAACCCGTACAGTTCGTTCGGTGCTGGCCTGTCCGGAGCGATGGGCGGCATCTCGGCTGGACTTCGCCGCGAGGAGGCTGCCAAGAACGCGATGGCCGTTGCCGCCGTCGAGGAGCAGATTGCCCGCGGTCAGGCGGAGCGTGCAAGCGTGCTGATGCCTGCCGAAGGACCCATGCAGGGCATCGGTGCTGGCGTTTCGCAGCCTGCTCCGTCGAAGCCTGCGCCTGAGCCGTTCGACTTCAAGATGGGCCTGTACCCATCCCTCGTCCAGCCGGAGCCGTCCACGGCTTCCTCCAAGGTCCGCAACCTCATGCTTGGACTACCCAAATGAGCATGATCGCAAACACATCTGAACCGTTCGGGCCTCCGTCTCCAAGCGAATCAGCATCACAGGCCGTTCCTCCAAAGCCGGAGGGGTTTGCCAATCAGCCGCCGATGCGACTCAACGATGGGTTCATGCGGCAGGAGACGCCATCCCAGCCCGACATGCTGTTCGACGACGAGTCGATGAAGAAGGCGGCGATGGATCCCCGCGGCTCCCGCGAGATCGCTCCTTACGGGACCTATCAGGCGGTCGATCAGGCGCTCACCAACGGCTACTACACGGGCCTTGAGGCGCTCGACTTCGGCACGCTTCCGGACGGCACTCCTGCGGCCCTGTTCACCGACCAGAAGGGACAGCGTCAGGCGATCCGGATGACCACGGAGCAGTGGTTCGCCGCGTTGCAGCAGCGTGCCGAGGGCCGCATCGCGATGGCGCAGTCGATCCGGCGGCAGCAGGAGGCCAAGAGGCTGTCCGCTCCCGTGGAGGCGATGGCCCGCGAACTGGAGGAGTACGCCCCCGGCTTCAGCGAGTACGC